AGGGACATGGTCATCACACAAATCCAACGAAAAACGTTTGATATACCATATCGTGGTTCTCAGACGAATGAATTTGAATTGGGATTTAGTAATCCCGTAAAGGAATTGTTTTTCGTCTTTCAGCGTGAAAATCTCAAAACAGTCGATAATTTCGTCCCACCGTTTGACTATGATAATATATATCTATCCGTGAGTGATAGATTGTTATATTATGAGAACCTAGACAAACTAGAACTTATTCTCGATGACGAACATACTATACAAGGAAAAGCGGGTAGTTATATGTTTTTAAAAGCTGTACAATCCTCTATTCATCACTCAAAAACACCATTAATACGAAGATTCTACTCGCACAGTTTCAGTCTCGAACCAGAAAAGCCATATCCGACAGGACAAAGAAATTTCAGTCTCATTAAAAATCAGAGACTGATAGTTACGACCAACGTGTGTACCTCAGACAGGAAACTACACGTGTATGCCCTAAGTTACAATATTCTCAGGATAGTGGATGGAATTGCCCAAACTATTTTTGAGGACGCATATTAATGGAACAAGCCGCTATTGAAATTATTACACCCGTTTTGGAGCAGTCAGTGCTCCTGGCCGCAGATTACGCAAAGGCGTGTGGCCGTGATGCTATTTTATCCAAGGATTTCGAATACGCAATCAAATATTGTGCCATGAACACAATTGGTCAAAAGATTGGTTCTCATTTCCCGGAAATTTACGAAGAAGACTCAGAAGAAGAGTCTGACTCAGAAGATCCGGAAAATACCCTCGAAGTCGTAGATGAGGATGAATTGGAATTTAAACCATACTCTGGCGAAGACAAAAAATTCACCGACGTAAATGAATCGTATGAGAGTTGGGGAGACTGGGAACCCAAAACGCCGGTGGAGGAGATGATAAAAAACGCCATAGATAATAATGAACACGTCGTCGATCGAAGGATGGACTACTTCGACTAAATTAAAAGAGATTGAGGGTGGATCCAGTTCATCCGAAGAGTCGAGTGACGATGAAAGTGATACTAGTACAGATAGTAGTAGTGTTGCCGGAAGCGAAACAGAAACAATACAACTTTTTGAAATAAAGAAGAAAGTAAAGAAATCCAGGACGAAAGGATACAATCAGGATAAATATAAAAAATTTGTAACAGAAGAAGAGCTACTTCCAGAATAATTTCTCATTATACTTTAAATATAATGTCTGCCCTCGCCGATACCGTTGGTCTCGTTACCCAAGAATTGGAATCCCAAAGCTTAAACGCCGTCGTCGCGGGTTTCACCTTCGCCGCCGCTCTCTCGTGGATGGACCTCGTCCGTTGGGCCATTCAGCAAATCGTCACTGTCAAGCGTAACGGTGGTCAGCACTTCGCTCTCACTGCGCTTTTCACCACTTTGTTGTCCGTGACGGTCTATTTGGTGATGTCTCGCGTCTCCAACCGTGTGCGTAAGCCGCTCCAACCGGTGTATGCGGTCACCCAGTAAGCTTCGGGGGAACAGGAAGAAGCTTCACAGCTATTTGTGATCTCGGTTTAGTAGTTATTAATATAACAACCAATCCTAACAAAACAATACCAACGATAGAAAGATATTCTTTCCATCTATAAGGATTCTCCATTTCTGGAATGCTTATTGGTGGCGGTAAGTCAAATCGCGATAGAGGCGTCTTTTGTTTAGAAAGGTTTTCAAGTTTATCAGTAGAACACGTGATTTCAAACTTTAACACATGATCTTGATATCTGAAATCATATGGAATGAGTCGACCATGACTCATGTAAAAAAACTGGATTCGTAAATCCTTTATAGATTTAAGACTGCCGGAGTGAAATTCATGCGTAACCTTATCGTCTCTCCCATTAACGTTGACGAATGATTTACCACCAGGTAAGAGAATGTGACCCGTATAATAAGGCGTTTGACCAGATGTAGGAAGAGTCTGATTTAACTCTTCTGATCCGGAAGAAATGCGAATCACCAAGGAATTGGGTCCATCAAAGTTCGATGCACCAAAATCACCGCCTGCCATATCTATATCCTTAGCGGGTAGTCCCAAAGTTTGATGTGGTGTCGTGTGCCCCGAATTTGAATCATCGTATCCATTTTGCCCAGTTTTAAATAAAAACATAAGAGATTGCAGAGCTTGATTAGTATTCGTGTTCATGATGGGCGTAGCCATCTGAAACGTGTTCTTGGTGGCATCATAAGTTACACCAAAATTATAATTCCCAACTTGTTGGAGTACCGCCGCAAGAGAGCTTCCTGTATAGTTTCCTATAGGTAGTGATAGACCATGTGTTGACTGGGATCCGTTTTGTTCGATAACTCTAAATTGAAAATAATTGTTATTATCACATATCAGTAATTGTGGTGTAGGGATACGTGCAGAGACTAATCTAATCTGTGAGATGTCGTAAATTGGAGTCTCAAGACTAACGACATAGTCATTTGGATTCCCATTCTTTGTGGGATCGCGATGACTACTATCGATATCCAGGGTATGAACCTTCATTAAAATTAGGTGATATAATTTTAATGAGTGTTTAACTCTTGTTCTGGGATATATAAATACTTATTTGTACAGTTTTTGAGCGATCGGGTTATTCTTGAGTTGTTCCTTGGCGACATCTAAGCCCGCAGAACCAGACGTCGCATACGGGTTAGGAGCATCTTTATTAGGATTGAAGTTGTGATACGGCACCGGGTTGTATTGTTGCGTCCAGCCACCACTCATCACACCATCGCGACCATCGATGCGACTCGTATCGGCGCGGACGCTGGTAACCAAGCCCGTCGTCTTTAACGGAGCCTCACGGACGTTCATCCTTCCGGCATTACCACGACGGTTGGGGTTACCGCGACGATCATCCGCACGGAAACCGTACCGTTGAAGCTGCTCGGCGGAATAACCGTGACCCCGCTTGTTTTCCAATGCGAGATTGGTAGCCGGAGCAACGTTGTGTCCGTTATAGAAGTTACTAATACCCGGAGCTGGTTGGTTGTTATAGTAGAATTGTTGAGTGTGTTCATCGTTCTTGAGTCGGGTGATATCTTGGGCATTCGTTAAGCCACTGACTACGCGTTTAGCCGGGGCATAACCTAAACCATCTGTTCGCAAACCAGTCTCTGCGCGATTGGTAGTTCGCATCGTGCGTTGATGAGACGGGCGAGTCCGGGCACCGGACATGCCTTGGGCATAACCACCAGCATTCGGAAGACGATCCGGAAGGAACGCCGTCTTTTCTGGCATATTATGACCAACCGTCGGGGCGGCCGTTCTAAGACCACCGCCTATGTCATGTCCTGGACCCGTGACACGGCCCGGTAATTGCGTAAGCTTGTGAGCACCAACTAATGTAGGATTAACACGGAAAAGTTGTTGAAATCCACCCGTCGCAGGAGCATCCGGGTTACCTAAGCCCGGTCCAACGAGTTGTTTTTCGATGGGAGCCAGATTATTCATTTTACCCTGATCATACATACGCTCTCGCATGTCGAGGATTTCCTGACCTCCGCTTCTGGGCATGGGAGCCACATCAGCAAAGGTAGCCATCTCCTTCTTCTGGGGTATTTCCGTTCTAGGAGCAAATTGCGTTTGATTAAATTTAGGAACTTTATCGGAAAGAGTTTGTTCAGAGGGAGCTTCAATAATTTCTTCCTTTGGGACCGATTCTGCTGGATTCGATTCTGTGCTCAAGGCACGTCCCGCATATACCAGACCGGCAACCGCCAAAACGGAAATAGGATCAGCCATTCTTATATTATCAAAACATTTTTAATTATATCTCTTGTCAAACAAGCCGTTCTGGAGATCAGCACGAGTACTCGCCGGGCCTTTGTATGCCACGGATTGGGGCGGCAAAACGACACCCTTGTCTTGAACCGGGAAGATACCTCGCTCCCATGTCTTGATCGGTTGTTTGTTGTGTGTAGATGTACTTTGCGGTCTCAAACGATCGCTCGTTTCCACATATTGAGCGGGGGCACCCTTGCCAAATTTGGCGGGAGCCGTACCATATAACATAGTATTGGGACGGGTACCCATGCTGATAGAACTGGGTTGAGGGTAAACAAAAACATCATCGGTTGCGCTGCTCTTCGGAAGAGCGGGATTTTCGACGAGGGATAAGCCGGGCTGGAGTTGGTACGCCATTTATTATTATGTGAGATTTATTATTTAGACATGTGTGAACCCGTGCATACCACTTCGTTTGTCTCCATCACTTCCAATTCCCGCGAACGCCTCTAATTGAACACCCCGGGCATTCGGGTTGCATGCAAACTGACTTCCACCCTTACAGGATACGCCATTTTTGGGTCCATATAACCATTCAGCAAATGCGGTTTGATCTCCCGGAACCATCGAGACCGGCGCGGTAATGAATTGCCGAGAAGCCGCTTTACGTTGAACATGGGGGAGAGGAGAACGAGATCGACCGGCATCGAACGGTACGCGCTGATCGACTAAAGCATGAATAATGGGTCGCACCGAAGAGTATTCACACGCCGGAGGACGATTAGGACGATCTGTGATGTCTGTCAATAAAACATTACCCATTGGATTGTCTCCGGATGGCATTTGACATCCAGAACCCGTAGATCGCGTGGGAACGCCATACGTTTCTTTAATCATGTTACTCCTGTACATAACATAAAGAACACCCAAAGAGGTTGCACCTAGGACAAACACTCTAATATCCCTACGAATTAAGTATAAAAAGCAAGTAGTGTAAATTATAAATCTTGAAGCCGAATTAACACGTTCGGCTGGTGTCTGTTTATTATTAGGCCAAAACTGCGAAATTTTGTCTTGTCGGATGAGCTGTCTTGGATCTTCGAACCAAACCTTTGTCATTTAGTATATCATAAGTTTATTTTTTCAACATACCACCAAACATACTGTTCATGGTTTTCATGAGAGCGGCTTCATCCAATTCACCTCCCTCGTTTTCCATCTTGTCGGCACAATCCTTGGCGATACCCTCAATCATTGAGAGTGTCTCTGCGGGAATGGCAGTAATCGTGGTACCTAACATATATAAGGTTTGTAAATACTGCCAAATTGCGTCCTTCGTGTTGGAAGATAAGCTATCATTCCAATTCTCCTTCAAATTAAGATCCTTGAGATATTCGATATTATCAACTTCGTTTAATAAGAACGATTCGTCCTTGTTACTGATTTTATCCGCGTACGGGGTAATCCCCTTCATAAATCCATCGACAACCAATCTCGGATTCGCGGTTTTGGCCAATTCCAACTGAGCCATAAATTTTTTAATACCCTTCTCCTGTGGGAAAACCTTATGTAATTCCACAAGAAATTGTGACATCATGTCCGTGAACGCTGACACGCTCGCCATTTTTATGAATATATTTACTATCTAATCTTTAAGTTTGAGTTTAAAACGGTTCCGTCGAGATGGTCTCACGTTGTCCGACGCCCATGGAAACGATAAAATATATAAGTATGGCAACCAACGCCGCGGGCTTCGTGTACGCACTCGGTTGCAATTTACCCTCTTTGTTAAGCTGTGCCTTAGCATGTATATATCCTGCTGTAATACCACCACCAATCGCGGCCGCCCAGATTGGGTCTCTTAAATAGTCGGAAAGTTCCATTTAATAGTAACCAACTTTTTTTGTTCGACGTTCTGGGGCATCCCCGAATAAGACACCGTCATCGGCCGGGGGGTTCATTTGCTGCTGACCAGTCGGATCCTGTACGGTGGGAATCGTTCTAAACTCATTATCGAGAGCGGACGGTTGCGTCGGATCACCGTCTTCTTCCAAACTGGGCATTTCTTCCGTTTCGCCGTGTTCCATCGTTTCGTCGATGAGTTGCTCTTCGCCGCCCATATGTTGTCCGATTTCACTGACATCGGCGCCGTCGGGAAGTGTTTCTGCGCCAGGTTGCTCGCCTTCTCCATCATAGATGTCAGGATCTTCAGCATCGCCATCATGAGTACCATCGAGATCAATGTCTCTACTTTCTTGTGACATATAAGTTTGTAATATCTGTTGCACGGGTATGAGATCTTTCACGGAATTTTCGATGCAGGCAATAAAGCGAACCGCCAGTTGTTCGTCTCTCGCATGTTCGCTTTGGTTTTCGTGTAATACATAGGGATCTTTGTAAAGATCTTTGGCTGCCAAATTATAACATGTTTGAATGAATATTTCATTCGTTGGCAATTTTAAGCTTATCTTTTTGTTATCCGATTTAAGACGAACAGCGGATAATATCTTCGTACAAGCGACAAAAACTGCGGCAAGGAGATCCGAATACCAAGCACATCTGGATGTGATGTTATCCGCGTGAGTCTTTGACATATTGTCACTCCAGTTCGGAACTTCTTTCAAAAGTTTCTGGAACATTTGCAATACTTTTCTGCCCTTGGACATTTTTACAGCTTCATCATACATAATTGAAAAGGTCTCTATCATAACCGGAACCATCAGGTGACACATCTGACCGAGGTACTCCTTTTTCGCCTCGACTAGAACATTCAAGTTATCCATTTATCATAGAGTGTGTTTTTAAAAAATAATTTAGTACGCACTGGTCACCTGTATTTATTTGCTGCCTTTCTGAGGTTAGCAAAACTAGGTAATTCTATATCATCTATCTCATCCTCGTCTCCTCGATCTTTCGTAGGTTTTTTCGTCTTAGGTATGAACCAAGATACATAAATATCTATCTCCGATACTCGCTGTGTGGTAAAACCGGATCTTCTAAGTTGTCTATCTATATACAGTGCCGCCTGTGGTCTATCGAATGCGGGATATCCCATGACGTATGTTGGTATCCTGAGAAATATCTGCTTATGACCATATTCTGCACTCTGGCGTATCTTAGTCGAAAATTGTTCATATATTTTCATATACAATTCCTTTTTGATCTGTTTTCGATTTTCCTCGATTCTCTGAACATCCTCCAAATTGATCATTGATATTACTTGATTTTGTTTTTTGCGGATTCCAACTCACTTTTAGTTGGTAGGGCGGCTCTCTTTACGAGATCGTAACTTATAAATTCCTGCCCCTCCTTACCTTCCGTGAATGCTTTGATCGCATTTTCGTCCAATACTTTGCTATCCATGGGTTGTGTTTGAAGTGACATGACTACCGGCGTTTCTCTGTTAATATCTACATCGACCGTAACCGCAAAACCAAACGCAAATCCACCCTCCTTCACTGCCATAAAAGATGCTTGGTGTATCACCATGGGTCCCTTGTCGCTGTTATCCTTTTTCACAAACTTTTTCACCCCCAGCGTTTCGATGATATAATTACACACCTTTGTCTTCTTTTCAATGGCCGCATTCGTGGCCAAGATGATTTTTTGTATTGTGTCATTATTCATCTTGGTTTCTTCATATCTGTAATTCGATTTATCGATTGGTTTATCCGCGAGAACAATTCCGTTTATGGGATCCGAATGTCCTGAGTACCCAAACATATCCATGTATGTTTCACGTTTGTAACTCAGAAGAATGACCAGGGCAATAAGAACTAAAGCAACTGTTATCCTCATATACTTATATGCGTTAATTTAATTTTAGAAAATAAACTACTCATAGTAGATGGCACTTCTGATATTTAGTAGTAAATGTAATCACTCACAAGATGTACTGGAATATATCCATGAACATCCCCAACTTAAATCTATGATACAATTTCATAATGTTGATACCCAGGGAATACCCCATCAGTATGTACAGATACTGAAACGCGTCCCGAGTCTGATAACAAAGGATGGAAAACTTCTGGTGGGAGGAGAAGTTAAAGGTTGGCTTGGGTCAATGTTACCGTCAGAAGAATTTGTAGGATGGGGTGCGGGTGGCACCGCATCTACAAATTTAGATGACGCGGAACCCGATAGTTGTATATATGATTTAGACTCATATGGGTCTTCACTTAAACCAACAATAACAAGGGAACTACAAGACAGGATTAATGCTAGCGTAAATGACGCATATAATGACATAAAGAAGTAATCACTTTATTTGATAACATGAAATTGGCTACAATCCAGGCATCCGCTTTTAAGTCGTGTTTCGAAGTCTTAAAGGATATCCTCAATGACGTAAATATATATTTCAAAAGTGATGGGATGTATGTCACAACCTTAGATACGGCGAGGACATCATTGATTGATATGCATTTACCCGCCGATAATTTTGAAGAGTATGAATGTAACGAAGAGATTGTCGCTGGTATCAATATATCAAATACATTCAAGTTGTTAAAATCCATAACTAATTCGGATATTTTGAATATTTCGATAGATTCAAAAGAATACATGAATGTCGAGATTGTGTCCGAATCTAAAAATACAAATACCAAATTTCAACTTAAACTACTCGATATAAATGAAAGTCAGATTGAAGTACCAGATATTGAGATGAGTACAATTACGACGCTCCCATCGGTTGATTTTCAACGTTTGTGTAGAGATATGTCAAATATAGGTACGGAAATAGAAATAACCCGTGAAGGTACGCTCATGACTTTAAAATGTGACGGGGATTTCGCTAATCAGGAGACGTCTATATCTTGCAGTGAAGAGAGTCCAAGGATTTCGGGACTCTATTCATTGAGATATCTTAATATTTTCGCTAAGGGTTCTAGCATGTGTTCCAGTGTTCAGGTTTTACAAGAAGAGGCAAATCGCTTCCTTATTCTGAAATATAACGTAGCAAACCTAGGAGAACTCAAGTTTTATTTAGCCACTAAGGTACCCTCAGATCAGTAATCTTGTTGGTCGAAGAACTCAATACTTTAGACATCCCCAACGAGTTTGTTAATTTAACTTTTGGGTATTTAGCTATTATCTCGTCTTCATCCTGATTTAGAAAATCTTTTATATAAATTTCCTGTCCGTGAAAGTCATTTTTTGGGCCGGCATACACTTTCACCCTTTCAGTAATGTCTTCTAGTGGATTCTCGTTATCATCTACTAAATGGACTTTACTCAAAGGGATACTGAATGAAAATTCAGTATTTAAATCATCTGGTAGTTTCATATTCAAATTATTTGTCACTATTTTATAAATCTTCCCGTTATACCAATATCGTATCCTAAGAAAGACGTTTTTCACCCGTTCAGGAATGTGATTTTGGTAATCATCCTGGGATGTAACATTCGCATAAAACTTCTTACGATTTTGAAACCAAAATTGTGATTCGCGTTTCCACATTTCATGTGTTATGTGCTCATCCATGTCATCGTCTTCACTAACCTGATATTCCATCAGTTTAGAATGTATATGATAGTCCGGCCTGGTGGTAACCCATTTATATAACCCATATACCTTCAGTAATACATGGTTTAAAAGATTGACTAACATTATAATATATGGAAGGTAATTTTTTAAGCCGATACAATAACAAAATTAACGAATGGGAGAAACTAATAGAAGAATATCCCGAGAATTCCAAAATTTATCATGCCGAGATGAGTGAATATATCATAAAATGTATGCCATATATGAACCAATATACCGATGATTTGGATAAGGTTACAACTGTCGATAACGTATTTAATTGTAAGGAAACTCATGGTCTCCAAAGAAAAGACATTTATGTTGATTATTTAATAGACGTAGAAAATCAATCTATAAATAGACAGATCGTGAAAGAAATGGTTGATGTCTGCCCGAGATGTCCCGATAGTAATGTTATTCACTTTAACGACACTAGCGACCTTACGTGTGACAATTGTGGTTTAGTTGTATCCAAAATGATTAATCAAGAACTTACATATAGAGAGGAACAAGAAAGTTCTGAAAAGATAGTGAATTACTCGTACAAAAGAGAAAATCATTTTAACGAGTGGATGAGCCAATTTCAGGCACAGGAAATGACTACGATACCACCGGAAGTGATAGA